CATCAAGAAGAAGACAGCCAGGGCGAGCAGCACTACTTTTGACATCAGGTGGATTGTCATCTGGTAGTGGTGCATTACTAAATACTAGGGTGCAATAATGAGTAAGAAGTTAACTCCAAAAGAGATCATAAAATTTTACAAAAAGTTAAAGAGTGAGCGTGGAACATGGGAGAATCATTGGCAGGAAGTTACTGACCATATTCTACCTAGAAAAAATACAGTAACCACGACACGACAGCCAGGAGAAAAGAGAACTTGGCAGTTACTAGACAACACTGGAGTTCAGTCTAATGAGTTACTCGCAGGAGCACTACATGGAATGTTGACTAACCCAGACTCTCCTTGGTTTGAGCTAACAACTGGTGACATTGTAGCTGATAATGATGACGAGATAAGATTATGGTTGCAGGAGAACACTAGGAAGATTCATCACGTTCTTAATAATTCTAATTTTCAGACAGAAGTGCATGAGTTGTATATTGATTTGGGTGCTATAGGGACTGCTTGTCAGTTTATTGAGGAAGATGAAAAGAATATTGTAAGATTTTCTACAAAGTTTATAGCTGATTACTACATTAAAGAGGGTAGATTTGGTGTTGTGGACACAATGTTCTACGAATCAAAGTGGAAGGCTGAGGATATCATAGAGACGTGGGGTCCTGGTAAACATAGAGATGTAGATTTATCAGCTAAAGCATGTGATAACAGAGATTTTAAAGTTATCCATTGTGTGTATCCATTTGAAAAAAAATTCTACCAAGTTTCCATGCTACTAGACCAAGAGACAGTCCTTGCAGAGGGTACTTTTAATGAGTTTCCCTATGTAGTTCCTCGTTGGACTAAGGCAAGTGGCGAGCATTACGGAAGATCACCTGGTATGAATGCGCTTCCAGAGATGAAAGTCTTAAATAAAATGAATGAGACCATGTTAATTGGGGCGCAGAAGAAAGTGGATCCACCGATTCAGATGCCTGATGATGGATATATTTTTCCTCCAGTGACAGGTCCAGGTGGAATTAATTATTTTAGGTCAGGTACAAATGAATTTATAAAACCTGTATTCAATGATACTAATTTGGATTTTGGTTATCAAGCAATGGAAGATAGACGCAAACGTGTGCGCGATTCATTCTATATTGATCAGCTTAGATTGCAGCAAGGTGGCCCTGCCATGACAGCTACAGAAGTCCTTCAAAGAACTGAGGAGTCTATGCGTCTACTAGGTCCTATGCTTGGTAGGATGCAGGCTGAATTTCTTAGACCGTTGATTGATAGGGTATTTAATATCATGATGAGAAAAGGTTTAATAACACCTGCACCTGCTAATTTAAAAAATTTCAAATTGGATGTGAGGTATTCTTCATTGATTGCTAAATCACAAAGAGTGTCAGACGCACAAAACATTATGAGAACATTCCAAGCGGCGGCTCCATTTATTAATCTTGATCCCTCAGTAGCAGATAATTTTAATGGAGATGCATGTCTTAGACTAATAGCAAACGTGTACGGATTCCCTCAACTTGGTTTAAGAGGCGTAAAAGAACTTGCACAGATTAGACAACAGAAAGCTCAAGCGCAACAAATGCAGATGCAGGAAATGCAGAAGCAACAAGAACTAAACAATGCTGCACAGATGGCAGATATATCTCAGAAAGTAGGGCAGAATGGCAACCAAGCGTGATATACCTAGAAATCAGATAGCTAAAGTAAAAGACTATCAGAATTTATTTAACTCTCCTTTAGGTAAAAAAGTACTTCAAGATATGATGCACCAGCATTATATCATGAATTCTACATGGAATGAATCTCCTCATCTTATGGCTATTAGAGAGGGAGAAAGAAATGCAGTTCTAAGAATTTTAACCATTTTAAAAATAGACATCGCAGATGTTATGGAAAGGATAGATAAAGATGAAAAGATACGGTTTAATGAGACTGTTGTTTGATAAAGCAGGAGAGGGAAGCAATGGTGGAGCAGGAGGATCTGGTGGAGGTTTACTTAATGGAAGTGCCGCGGGAGGCTCTGGAACTACACCGCCACCAGCTGCAAATAATAACGGAGGACAAGGAGATGGAAACGGTTCTGGTCAAGGCACAGGAACTTCCTCTTGGATTAGTTCGCTTCCTAAGGAGCTTCAGGAAGATGCATCTATCAAGAAGTTCCCAGACGTTGCGACCCTGGCTAAGTCCTATGTAAATGCTCAGAGATTAATTGGAGCCAATAAAATTGTAATACCAGATCAACATGCTACTGATGAAGATTGGAAGAATGTTTACAATAAACTTGGGCTACCAGAAACAGTAGATAAGTATGATGTAAAATTTGGTGACTCATCTACTATAGATAAGAAGTTTGTAGATGACTTTAAAGCACTTGCACATAAGTCAGGAATACTTCCTAAACAGGCGCAAGCTTTAGCAGATTGGTTTACTACGACAAATATAAATGCTGAGAAAGAATTAGCTACTAGCAGGGCTACTCATTTAGAGAAAGAAATTGCAGGACTAAAGTCAGAGTGGGGTCAGGCGTTTGATACAAAATTACAACATGCAAACAATGCACTAAGAAACTTTGCCGATAAAGACACTTTGGATTATATGGAGAAGACAGGACTTAATAATGACGTTCGTCTAGTTAAGATGTTGTCTGCCATGGGAGAACAGCTATACAAAGAGGGCAAAATACCTGAAGGAAGTACTAGCAATAGATTAACTCCAGAAGAAGCCATGAAGTCTGCACGAGCCATTATTGCAGATACAAAGCATCCTTATCACATTAAGGGGCATCCTAATCATGCTGCTGCTGTTTCTGAAGTAGCAGAATTATTTAAACAAGCTACAAATAAATCTTGACACAGTTTTATTTGATCTGAGAGCATAGGGTCAAGGACAACCATTCTTGGCCCTTTCAAGTTTTATGCGACAATGAGCATAGCATCGGACCCCTGTTAAGGGATAATCCAAAAAATTATTCCATTTATAAAAATTAAATAACAGGAGGGACTAATGTCTCAGCAAATTACAGAAGCATTTGTACAGCAATATAATACAAATGTAATGATGTTGTCACAACAACAAGGTTCTCGTTTAGAGGGCGCAGTAAGAAAAGAAACTCAAAAAGGTAAGTCACAATTCTTTGATAGAATTGGTCAGGTAGCAGCAGTTCGTAGAACTGGTCGTCACGCAGGAACACCTCAATTAGATACACCACACTCTAGACGTATGGTTGTTGTAGAGGATTATGAGTGGGCTGATTTAGTTGATGATCAAGATAAGATTAGAATGTTGATTGATCCTACTTCACAATATGCAATGGCAGCAGCTTGGGCATTTGGTAGAAGTAAGGACGATGTTATTATCGCATCTGCTTTAGCAGCAGCGGTAGCTGGTGAGACTGGATCAAGTTCTGTTACTCATCCTAATACTCAGAAATATGCAGCTAATGATGGAGCAGCATTTTCTAACTTAAATGTTAGAACATTAAGAGCTGTTAAAGCCATAATGGATGCTAAGGAAGTTTTAGGTAAAAGATATATTGCTTTTACTTCTTCTCAACTTCAATCACTTCTTTCTGAGACAGCAGTTACTTCTTCTGATTTCAATACTGTAAAAGCATTGGTACAAGGTGAAGTTAATTCATTCATGGGATTTGAATTTATCCGTTTAGAAAGATTAAATCTAACTACTTCAACAACTGCAACAGCAGCTACAGGAGTTGTAGGATCTGGTGCTGGTTTAACTGGTACTAATAGAGCAGTTCTAGCGTGGGCTGAACAAGGTCTTCTAATGTCAACTGGAGAAGACGTGGTATCTAAAATCTCTGAAAGAAGTGATAAAGGCTACGCAACTCAAGTGTACACTAGAATGTCCATTGGTGGCGTTAGAATGGAAGAAGAACAAGTAGTAGAAATCATCTGTAAGGAAGCTTAATAGCTTCCTTCTTACATAGGAGAAAACAAATATGGCAGCTTTTAATGCAGTCAATTACGCAAGAAAAATTTCAGTTCCATCAGTAAAGATCCCTCCTGGACAAGAGAAGGGTCAGATCTTTGTTGCTTACGATGAGTACACAACTTTAGCCAACTTAGCATTGAATGATACAATCAATCTAAGTGTTGCCATTCCCCCTGGTGCAAAAGTGCATTCAATTGCATCAATAGTACCAACCAATGGTGGAACACTATCTATTGGTGTGGCAGGAACAGCAGCTAAGTATGCATCTGGTTTAACCGTTGGTAAAGCTATGACAACTGTACTAGTTGACAATGCTAACTTAGTTGAGGATAACTTAATTGTTACCTGTACTGTAGCCGCTACTGGTGTAGGTCTATATCAATTTGGGGTTTACTTTAGTAAAATTTAAGGAGCTAAATGGCAACTGATACAGATATCTGTAATAGTGCTTTGTTCAAACTTGGGGCTAATAGAATACTTAGCCTCAACGATGATACGGTTGAGGGTAGAGCTTGTAAAGAGCAATACCCAAAAATCAAGAGAGCTTTTCTTAGGAGTCATCCTTGGAATTTTGCTACGAAGCGTATGGTATTTGGTCAGTCGCCATCATCTCCAGTATATGAGTTTGATTATCAATATCTTTGGCCTAATGATTGTCTAAGAGTTCTAGGAATGGAAGGTGAGAAAACCTTTCCATGGAAAGTAGAAGGACGCACAATTGTCACGAATAATCCTGAAGGATACACTAAATACATATCTGATGTGCATGAAGGACTATTTGATGATACTGCTTTGGAAGCTCTAGCTACCGCTTTAGCTTTTGATTTATGCATTCCTCTTACCCAGAGTGGAACTCTTAAAGAGTCTTTAAATAGAGATTATAAAGAAAAACTCAGAGACGCACGAGTCTTTGATGCCCAGGAGTCAGTAGGAGATAGAGTCTATGCAGACTCGTGGCTAAACTCGAGGGCCTAATGAAATTCAATACAATAGTAAATAACTTCACCTCTGGTGTGTGGTCTCCAAAAATGATCGCACGAGCCGAGACTGAGGAGTATTTTAAATCATGCACTGAACTAAAGAATATGCTTCCAATGATATATGGCGGAGCTTTTTCAAGACCTGGCTCATTATTTGAAAACGTTGGTACAGTTCAATCTAGGATTCAAGACGGTACTAGAATATTTCCATTTTCAATATCAAACGGTAGTAGATATTTATTGGTCGTTGGTCCATATAATCCACTAGATGCAGCAACAAAATGGTTTGTGTACGATACAATATCTAGGACTAGCACAGATGTTACAGCATCTAGTGATGCAGACTTTAGTACTATAACAGCTTCACTAAGGGTGACGCAAGTTGGAGATGTCCTTGTCATTATAGATAGCGCAGGAACAGGATGTCCCAGATATTTATTTTTTCTACCAGGAACAACTATTCCAAGGTTAGTATCATATGCGAACGCGTATGTTATATCTGGATTGTCAGTAGCAGAATCAAAGGCGTGGGAGAAAGTTCCATATAAACCTGTGTCAGCTAATGGCATTGATGGCACCATTACTGTTACTGGAACTTTAACAGCAGGTGGAGCTGTGACACTCACATCATCTATACCTAGATTCTACTCTGCATATATAGGATCATCTACATCAGGTGGAGTTGGTTTATTTATTAAATTTTCTAAAGGATCTAAGACAGGTGTAGTAGAGGTGCTAGGATACACAAATGCATCAACGGTTACTGGCCTTGTTAGAAGTGACATGTCAGCATTGGGCGCATCACCAATAACATTTGGTGCTTCTTCGGGTGGTGCCACAGATGGCACTAGCTTTGAGCTAGCTGCATGGAATGATTATGATGGGTGGCCAAGGACTGTGACATCCTTTGAGCAACGCCTGTATTATGGGGGATCAGCCAAGTACCCAGACACAATTTGGGGTAGTAGGGTTGGAGATATCTTTACAATGATGGAAGTTCCTTTTCAACAGGACCCAACCTTTTCAAGCTTTTCATCAGATAACTCTAGACCTTGGTCTGCTGCTCTAGCTGTGTCTTCCGAGTCTCATGCTATTAGAGCTATGAGTGCAGCCAAGACACTAACAATACACACTCTGAAGTTAGATATAGTAGCATATGGTGGTAATTCAAATGTACTAGGACCATTAAATAAATCCTTTAGTTCTTCTACTTCATTTGGTTCCACAAATGTTCAGCCCGTTCGTGTGAACAATTATCTAACCTATGTGCAACGAGGCGGTAAAAAAGTAAGAGACCTGGTGTATTCTTTTGATGAGGATCAATATAAAGCACAAGACTTATCCTTTATGGCAGATCACTACTTTGTGAATGATCCTATAGAAGAGTTGTGTTCATTTGAAATGTTATCTTCTTTTCTTCTAGCTAGAACAGAGAACGACAAATTATACGCATGTTCCCTTGATCGGGATTACAAAATGAATGCCTGGCATCAGTGGGAACTAGGCGGTACTCAGGCTAAAGTTAAAAGCTTTGCGGTATCTCCATCAGGGGGAAATCAACACGATGAGGATGTTTTATTTATAATAGTTGAGCGCAATACAGGATCAGGATTAATTTATAATATTGAAAGAGTAAGTTCCATCTACGATAAAGAAACATATGACTTTCAGGGAAACAACATCATAAGTATAGATAGTGCATACGACAAAGCAGTTGGTGTGCCCACGAATGTTTTTGACGTAAGAATGCCAACTACATTGTATAGTCATTTAGAAGGGCATACCGTAGCAGTATTTGCCGACGGTTTCTACATAGGAGATTATCCTATTGTATCAGGAACAATCACGCTTCCTAAAAGCTACTCATATATAGTATTTGGAGTAAAATACACAAAGAGATTTAAAATCTCCCCTATACAAGCAGGTGCAAAGTACGGAACTCCTGTGAATCAAGTTAAGACTGCGGCTAGGATGATCATTAATTTTTACAAAACTCTCGCATGTAGCTATAAAACTACTGGAACATTGACTATGAGTGAAGTAGCATTTAGAGAACCTGGCGTTGCTGGTAATGCCGTAACTCCTTTATTCACTGGAGAGAAGGTAGTTACTCTTCCAAGTTATATTGGAAGAAAATTTGAGGTAGAAATAGAGACAACTGAGCCTTTACCTATGAACGTATTATCCTTAGTGTTTGAAGGGATCACAAATGATTGAAGCACGAATGCTGCATCAATATGATATACCATTAATAATGAAAACTCTTAGTCATTTTCATAATAGAGAAGGACTAGAAGAAGAATTACAGAACCAAGTGGGTCTTATCTCATGGGTTGTTAAAGGACCAGATGATACGATAGGATTTGCCTACGGATTCCACGCAGTAAACCCTGGTGTATATGAAGTATGGGCAGTAAATACTACTAATTTTAGTAAGTACAAAATAGAATACACTAGGTACATGAAGAGTAAGTTAGATTTTGCTTTATCCACAGGAGTAGCGAGAAGAATACAGATATACACGAGACTAGACAAAGGTCTAGATAAATGGGCTAAAGCTTTAGGATTTACTAAAGAGGGTGTGCACCCTAAGCTTGGCCCTAACAGCGAAGACATGGTAAGCTGGGGGAGAGTATAATGGCAGTACCTTTGATATTAATGGCAGCTGGTACAGGAATACAAATGTTTTCTCAGTGGATGGCTAATATAGATCAAGCTAAAGCTGAATATGAGAACGCTAAGTTCTACAAAGAACAAGGTGATGTAGCTAGATCCCAGATGTATCGGGATATGGATATTGCTGATAGAGAGTATGAATATCGTAAGGGAGCCACCATAGGAGCAGAAGCATCGGGTGGCGTAGATGTTGGTAGTGGATCAGCTATAAATAATATAGCAGCTGTAGCAGCAGCTAAGGTTAAAGAGCTATCAGCTATTAAGCTGCAAGGAGAATTAAATATGAAACTTGCTAGAATACGAGGAGCAAAAAGTCAGAGTACAGCTGATACGCTATCAAATCCCACATACAATGCTATACAGGCATCTACTACATTACTTGGTAATTATACGAAGAGTGAAGGATTTGGAACTAAATTTGCGGGGTTAAAGTAATATGGCAATGGTACCAGTTTACAATGAGGTTAATAGAATACAAGTAGGTAACCCAGTTCCAATAGGAAGTTCTGAATCTGAGAGAGCATTTTCTGAGGCTGAGGATGCACTAGGTAAGTCTATATTTGACCTAGGTAATGCTTTAGATAAAAAAGAAAAAGAGGATAAAGAACAGTGGCGTATCCCTGCCGATATTGCAGCGTCCAACTTGTCAGTATATAGAAAGCAAAAAGAGCAAGAATTACGAACCACGTTCCCCATGATTGAATCAGATGGTGTAAACTTCTCGAAGAAAGTAGAAGAAGAAGTAGCTCCGTACAAACAACAATTACTGGAGTCCCTGCACCCTAATTCACGTCTTTACTTTGAGCAGTACGCAGCTACAGATCTTAAACATCAAATAGGGAGCTACCTAAAAACTGGTGTTGATGGACACAATGAAGCGGCTAAAGCGCAGTTCAATGAGTTATTCCTAGCCAAGAACCGACAAGCTATGACTGATCCTTCCACATTACCAGTTCGTTTACTTGAGATAGAGATGGCTGTTGAGGAGAGTAATACTCCTGAGTCAGAAAAGAAAAAACTTATTCAAGAAAAGCAGGCTGCCGCAGTCCTTTCCGTAGTGGACAAATTTAGAAACGACGGTAAGGAAGGAGATCTTTCTGCATTTGGATCAGCTAAGAAATTGTTAGAGCAACACGCAAGTATTCTAGACTCAGCAAAGATGGGCGATTCATACAAAGAAATGATTAACGAAGAGTACACCACAGTTGGTAGAGATAGAGAAAATAGCGACTACATGTATAAGATAAAAGAAAGAAATGAGAAAGAACTTAAAGCTAAAAACTATAGGATTATTTCTGATAAACTTAAAAATGCTAAGACTCCAGTGGATACACTTAAAGTTATAGCAGAAGCGAACAAATTAAAAAGTGCAGACTTACTAGATGCTAATCAATTAAATGATGCTATTAATGGCCGTCAGCAAATTGTAGAGATAGGAGACGACCTATTCCAATCTGGTGTGATGAATCAATTGATGAAGGAGAATGGTGCCTTTGTAATACCTAAGGGTAAATCAGCAGTTCAGAGGATTAACGAAGCTTACTCTGCGAATAAGATATCTCCTGATAGACACGCGAAGCTCTTAGCAATGGCTGAGAACTTACGGGAGCATGGTGTTTCTAAGGAAAGACAATTAGAGATAGCTAAGTACAGTGCTATTTTTGATAGTATCACAAAGCCTACAATTACAAAACCTGGTGAAGAAGCATTTGCAGAGCAACGTCAAATATTAGCTAGAACTCTTAGTGCTCAATTTACTGAGGCAGCGTTAAAAGATCAGAACGCAAGTGTTCAGAAATTATTTAATAAATATATGAGTAAGTATGATTTAGCATATACCATACCAGAAACCAGTAAGTTTATTCCTAATACTCCCCAGATGTTTCAAGCAACTTCTGAGGCTAGGAAGGAAGCAAAGCCAATGCTTATTGATAATCTTATACGCGCTCAGAAGAGTGGTGATAAGACTCAGATAAGAAGAGCACAAGACGCACTTAAAAAGTATTTAGAAGTAGAAAAATCAAGCCAGATACCTAAGGAGAAGTAATGGGTTTAGAAGAAGATATAATAAATAACGCCGCCGCTGGTGACTATAACCTAGAACCAACAGACAGTGAGCGAGTACCAAGACCTAAGATAGCTCCAACGGGACATGTTCCTAATATTCAACCCAATGCTGTGTCTGATGTAGAACTAGAAAGTCAGACTCGTGAGTTACTAAAAGCAGCTGGTGTTGATAACATGGACGACGCC